TATGACACGTCCAAGCGTCGAGGCGCGCGGACCATCTACGTGGACGGGCCCAACGGCAAGGGCGACAACGGGAGTCATATCGAGGTCTTTGGGCCTGACCGTGACGCGATTGCGAGCCTGCTCCTGAGCATGTTCGGAGCCGAGGAGGTCAAGCCAGAGACCGAGGCCGAGCGCCTGGAGCGGGTTAAGCGTGACATTCTCGGAGCACATGGAATCACAGGGGGCGACGATGAGTAGCAACGACCTAGCGCCATTGGGCTGCGTCTTCGATGGCGACAACATCCAGCGCGACGACGAGGTAGCACCGGACAACTTCAACGACATCGACGCCGTGGCCTTTTGCCTAAGCTACAAGGGGGACGTGTCTGACCTTGGAGCCAAGGACCGCAAGCACCTGTATGGGTGCGCCATTGCCACCCTGGCGGCTTGCATGGGTTACGGGGACGATTCGCCCCACGCGCAGCAGCTCGCGTGGGACTTTCTCAACGGCCTAGAAGGGGGCGACAATGGATAGCCTCATCACAGCCCTAGCCCTGGCTCTGGCCCTGCTCTTCACGAGCAGCGGTCCGGGTGCGGTGGGCATCGTAGACCATGGAGAGGATGGGGTCTGGGCTCTCGAATGCGTGTACCCCGACAGCATAGAGCTGGTGTACATCACGGGAGACCATCACGAGGGCGAGCGTGTAGCCTGCCCTGTCGATTCCCCTTGACATATCTGACAGCCTGACAATAATCGCAATCACAGAGCCGTACAACGCTCTCAACCACTGACCCAACCACCAGGAGAATTATTGTGGCCATTACTGACCACCCCACTCTTGACGCTACGCTTGAGGCTGTGGCGTCCCCTCTCGACGCTCTCGCCGTCAGCTTCTTTCTGGCCATCACGGCCCCCGACGATGACCACGTGAAGCTCGCCTTCAGTCAGGCGTCTATCATCTCGGCCCACCTGGACAGCCCTGAGCAGATTGAGACCGCGAAGGAGCAGGCCGTTGAGCTTGTGCGGCGGTTCGGCTCGGAGTTCCTGCCCAAAGGAGGTGAGTGACATGGCGTCCGTCAACTTCAACGCTTCGAGCGTCTCCCAAGAGCCGCTCTCGCTTCCTGTCGCCAAGTCCACCACTCACAAGCACGTGCCTAGGTGGACGGCTGTCGAGTGCGGACGGTGCGACGGCTTGACCACGCTTCGCGACGTCGAGCCCGGGTTCACGTTCGTCTGCGGCGGCTGCTCTTCATGGCTCCAGGTGAGCAAAGGGGGTGAGTGATGCTTAGCAAACGGCAATGGCAACGCTGCATGGCGAAGGCCAAGAACGGCAAGACCCTCCGAGAGTCCATCAACGATGAGCTGAAGTCCACGGACAAGACCATCAATGACTGTGGGGTGCAGTCTCTGTACGCCACGCGCATCGATGGCAAGTGGACGGTCTGTATCAACGGGCAGTTCACGAGCGGCGGGTACGCTGGGCTCTCTGACATCATTCGCATGATTGCCCGGACGCCCATCGCCTGGGACGAGCCCCACGACCCCCGGCGGGACGGATGAGCAAGAGGGAAGAGCGAGACAGGGCCGCAGCGTGCGCGGATGCGATGGCTGGTGAGGTGGAGGGCATGGACTCAGCAGAGGACGCGCTTGACCACCTCATCCAGCTAGCCCTGACCATCGTGGACAGCACATCGAGATGGAGAGAGCCGTGTCTCACGCGGGTCTACACCAGGGTGTTCTACAGGTTCCACGACCAAGCGTGGAACGACCACAGAGAGAGCACCGAATTCACCAGGCAATTTCAAGTTAAGGAGCACAAGACATGAGCGTTGACATCACCACCACCAAAAACTTTGGGACCTCGAGTCTCACCGCCCTGGTTCACGGGCCACCCGGCTCCGGCAAGACCTACGCTGCGCGGACCTGCCCCGGCAAGACGCTGGTCGTCAGCGCTGAGGCTGGGCTGCTCTCGCTTCGAGACGTGGACCTGGACGTGGCCACCATCTCCACGTTCTCTGACCTCAAGCGCGTCTACTTCCTGCTCAACGACGAGGGCCAGCCCTACGAGTGGGTGTACATCGACTCGCTATCTGAGGTGGCAGAGGTCTGCCTCGCAGAAGAGATGGGCAAGACGGCGCACGGCGTGAAGGCTTACGGAGAGATGATGACTGCGGTTATGCGCCTGGTCAAAGCGTTCCGCGACCTGGACGTGAACGTCGTCTTCACTGCCAAGCAGGGCCGAGACGTGGACCCTGATGGCGTGGCCTATATGGCCCCGGAGCTGCCAGGGAAGAAGCTCAGCACCAAACTGCCCTATGAGTTTGACCTAATCGTAGCGGCAGGCACACACACGGACTCCAATGGTAACGTCCATCGGGTGTTACGTACCACCTCTAGCCAAGGCGTTCTCGCCAAGGATAGAAGCGGGGCACTCGCCCCACTTGAGCGGCCCAACTGGGCCCGAATTCACAGTAAGATTTCCAATCCACCCACCAATCAGACAGGAGAGTAAGGTGGCAAGCATTAACTTCAACAGCGCGGATGTTCCGCAAGATGAGAGCAAAGGGTCTTTTGACCCGCTGCCCAGCGGCTGGTACGTCGGACACATCATCGAGAGCGAGCTCAAGCAGAACGCCAAGGGCACCGGGTCCTATCTGCAGTTCGTCATCGAGGTGGACACGCCGTCTCACGCTGGTCGTCGTCTCTGGGCACGCCACACCTGGGAGCACAGCTCCTCGCCTGTGGCCGTCGAGATTGGGCACCGCCAGGTGTCGGCCCTGTGCAACGCCTGTGGCCGTCCGAGCATCTCGGACACCGAGGAGCTTCACGGCACCCAGTTTCGTGTGAAGGTCAAGGAGACCCACCACGAGAAGTACGGCCCCGGCAATGACGTGGTGGACTACGGTTCGGTCAAGTCCGGTGGTGCGTCTGTGGCTCCGACTACCGTTACGGTGTCGGTGCCTGACGACGATGACATCCCCTTCTAAGTCAGAACCCACACCCGCACCCCCCCTTAAGGGGGTGTGGGGTGTGTGGTATTGGAGGTGAATGATGAGTGCGTACATGAACTCGCTCGACGAGCAGCGACACCGACATGACATCGAGCCTGGTCACTACCGGGTCACGTTCGTGAGCGCACACTGCGCTGGCAGTGGACGCCAGCAGGTGTGCCTGGGCCTCGATGAGCTACAGGCGGGCCATCACCCGGTAGAGGGTATGCCTGTGCTGTTCTTGCCCCATGACCCCCTGGTCGATGCGCTCTGGGACCTCACCGAGAACCAAGAAGACGTGCAGCGTGGTGGCCTGTCCACCAAGCCCATCTGGGTTGTGGAGCTCGGCCAGAACGCCAAGGTGCTCGGATTCGCACGCGCTACCTCTGTGTTCGGTCTACGCATGGGCTGCGGCCCCTACCACTACAGCGGAGAGCCCCAGGACTACGAGGTCTACACCGTCGATGAGATGCGCCGCAAGGGACCCAGATATTGAGTCGTCCTGGCGTCATCATGGACAGGGTGCTCGCTGAACTGTACGCACAGGCCCCTGTGGGCCTCACTGTGCTAGAGTTGGCGGCTGCAACGGGTGAGAGGCCCAACTCCATATGGAAATCCCTTAGAGGGCTCATTACGGAGGGCTGGGTCACGAGACACAAGGGACCGTCGCGCATAGGGCGTCGGCGGTTCATCTACGAGGTGAGTGACTAGTCGTCTAGGTAGTGCAGGGCCGCAACGCCAGCGGCTCCGGTCAGCACAACGCCTGCGGCAAACCACACAGACGGGTGCTCGTACCAACCAGGAGGGGGCACAGGGTCAGCTACGATGTCGAGGAGTTTCTGCTCCAGGGCATCGGCTCTGCGCTTCTGGATGGCCTCTCGCTCACGAAGGGCTGTCTCGGTGACGGCTGCTCGCTTGCGTGTGGCGTCTAGCCCTGCCTCACAGGACTTGATGTCCACCTCGAGACACCGGATGGCCTTCTTGGCAGAGGACTCGCTGACCAGGAGCCCGTCGCATGGGGCCGGTGTGCTGGTGAGCAGCGTGTGGGCCTTGGTGCAGGGGGCAGAGGTCAGCAGGGCTGCGATGAGCAGGACGGTGGTCACGCCGTGCTCGTGCGTCCCGCTGCTGACATGGCTGCCATCTTGCGTGCGCCGTACTTCTTACGCCCGATAGATGCAGCCAGGGCGTCAGGGTCTTTGACTCCCTTGGCCTTGAGCTTCTTGGACAGGGCCTTGAACCGGCCTCCGCTGCCCAGTGCTGCCTTGGCTGCGTCCCCTCGTGCTTTGTGCTTGCCTGTCATCACTCTTCCCCTGTTGCTTGGTCCCAGGCTGTAGCCAGGGAGCCGTCTTCTAGGTTGACCGCTGAGATGGCCTTGGCTGTCTCTGCTAGCTCGGCTCGGAGCACCTTGTGTGCTTCGTCCACCTTCTTGAGCTCCTCTTCCTGCTTGTTCACCGACTCGGATAGGGACTCGGCCACCTCTGTGGCCTGTGTGGCGATGACCTCAAGGGTGCTGGTCTGCTGCTCAAGCACCTTGGTTTTGCGCGCGCTCGTGCGCCAGAGCGCAAAGAACATAGCGGCGGCGCTGACCAGTACGGCGAGGAGCCAGTCCACTAGAAGTCCTCTGCGATGTCGGCTGACTTCTTAATCCGCGACTTGATGGCAGAGAAGACGTAGGTGGTTAAAGACCCGGCTCCGATGCCGATGATGGCACCGAAGCCGGTGTACCCAGCGAGGATATATCCGAAACTCCCTCCCAGGATTACGGATAGGGCTCGCAAGGACGTGCGCCTAAACCTGCCATCAGACAACACGCTCTCTTTGAGTAGCGTCTTGAGTACCTGAGTGATGGAGTAGCTGGCAAGGGCTGCGACGGTTATCAGAATCGTCAACCTATCCCAGCTAATCGTCTCGATGCTCAGCGGCTCAGTCATTTACTTAACCTCCACTCTGGTCAGTCTGTCGCCATGGCCGTGGAGCTCCTGCCACAGGTCGCGCCTCGAGTCCTTGGCTGACTCGACCTCGCGCTGGATGTTGGTCAGGCGCTCCTCAATCACAGCCAGGTGAGCGTCAATCTTAGACACCCCCGCCTGGAGCTTGGACGCGAACACCCAGATGGATGCAGCCATAGAGGCTGCGTATCCTCCGACCTGAACTAGGGAGTCCATCTCCACTAGAAGTAGACAGCGACGGCGCACACACCAGCGCACTGGTAGAGCAGCGGGTCAGCCGGCGTGCCAGAGAAACCGAGCAGCATCGAGGTGCCAGCGGCAATCTTGATGCCCGCCCCAGCCACAGCTCCCTGGGTGCCGGTCAGGATGATGTCGTTGCCGCTCGATGCGGAGATGACAATGGACTTGAACATCGACGGGTAGAGGCGAGACTTGGCTGTGCCGAGCGCGGTAACCTGGGTCTGGATAGCGGCAATCAGGTCCGCGCCCGTGAGTGCGGCGAGAGCCAGGTGAACGATGCAGAAGTCTTCTGTGACGACGGGGAAGGAGACGCTCTCGCGCTCCACTTTTCCAGTTGGTGTGCTCATGGTGTTGGCTCCTCTTGCCATGCTGGGGTTTGAACGAGCGCAAAGGCTGCGGCGTGGTCAATCCATCCGTCAACTGGCTCGGTGAACTTGAGGATGGCCTCGGTGCCATCGATGGTGTAGCGGGGCACGGTCGTGACGCAGGTGGGGCTCTCCATGTGAGAGGCCACCTCGTCAGCGGGGTATACTCGGTAGTGCATAATCATGGTGGTGAGTCCTTCTTGATATCAGATGCGGTCATGTTGACCGCTGTTCCATCCTGTGGGGCAGAGCCGTAGTCCACCAGGGTGGGGAACTCCGCGTCTCCTGCGCCGAAGCGATAGAAGTGCTGCGGCGGGCTAGACAGGTTTCGCGGGTCCATCGAGTTGCCACCAGCGTAGAGCATGGTGATATCGCCAGCCGCCAGCGCGCTCGTCCACATGCTTACCTGGGCGATGTTACCAGCGAAGTACTGCTCAAGGTCTGACGCACCATCGTAGCGGAACACTCCGATGGAGAAGTCCGACACGTCCAGGGAGCTGCTTCGAGACTTGGAGAACCCAACGTAGTTGCCGTCAACGTACATCTTCACCGCCTCTGCGCTGCTGGCCACGCCGCTAAACGTGATGACGATGTTGTGCCAGTCTCCGTCGCTCGGGTCGATGCCATTGGGGTCATCGGACTGAACCCACACCTCGCCCGTGGCCCCGTGAGGGCTGCTTGTGGCGTCGTTCTTTCCGAACAGGCCCGCAGACGAAGACGCCTTTCCGATGACCTTAAAGCGCGGGCCATCTACACCAACCGTCCCCTGTATTTGGAGGTAGTAAAACTTAACGCTTGAACTGGAGTGACCAAAGGACCACAGCGCCTGTTGTGCAGTGTTGGTGGTCCTAAACCAGACAGAGACGGTCTGAGCGTCTGTCTGCCAGTCGAAGTTTCCGGTGCTTGCCACCACCGCATCTGCTTGGATGTAGTCAGCTACGCCATCGAACAGGTAGCTCATCGCTGACGGATACTCGTCCACGATGGAGGCCCCCGTCATGTTGTAGGCCGTGCCGTCTTGAGGGCTGGAGCCGTAGTCCTTGAGCGTGGGGAACTCCGTGTCTCCGTTGCCAAACCTGTAGTAATGGTCAGGCGCAGGGGTCAACGCGGTCTCGTCAGTGGAGTTGCCGTTGTTGTAGATGCCTGCGACCTGCATGGCAGTGAGCTCAGAGTCGTAGATGCTCGCCTGGTGAATCAGTCCGGGGAAGAACGCAGTCCTCATCGTGCCGTTAGTATGTATACGACAGCCGAAGGCGAAGTGCACCCAGTCCTTGACGACAGTGGACGACTGGGCGTAGCCAGCGAGCATGCCGTCTAGGTAGATTTTAACACCTTGAGCGGTAGATGCCGTGGTGTTCGCGGTGAGCGTAACGTTGTGCCACGCGCCATCACCTGGGGTGATGCCGTTAGGGTCAGTGGCTTTGATGTCGATGCGTCCAGATGCGCCCGTTGGCGACCACGCTGCCTCGGTGAGGCCGGTGGGCTGAAGTCCGTAAAATCTGACGGAGCCTACACCGCCAGCCTCAAACGTGCTGATGCCCATAAATCGATTGTCGGCTCCCACGGAAGCGCATGCAGACCAGATGTAGAGCGGCGTCGCCGTGGAACCTCCATCCTTGAACCAAACAGATACGGACCAGGAGCTTGAGCCATCCCAGTCAATCGTAGGGGCCGCACCGTTGGCCAACACGTAGTCGTCCACGCCATCGAAGCTGTAGGACTTGCCCGTGGGGGCTGCTCCCCCGCCTCCACCAGCAGCGCCTGCGCCGTTTGTGATGTTGGCTAGCGGATGGTGGTATGTGACGCCGTTAATTCTCACGAGACCCTCCCTGGGCCGTCTACGTGCAGCCACTCCCAAAGGTCAGGATGAACGGGCATGGGGCCGCCTGCGCGCGCTTTAATCCCTGACTCCACCTTGGCTCCCTCAATGGCCTTCTTGGTTTTCGCGCCGAGTATGCCATCAATCGCACCCAGTTCGTAATGATTGCGAACCAGCGCCCTCTGGAGCATGACGATTCGTTGACGCTTTGGCACTTGGACATGGGGGCCATCACGGAACGTGCGCCACAGTGCGCCAGCCTCTAGGCCCTCCATCTCAGCGAGGTGTCCCATGGGGATGTACCACCTCTTGAGGCTGCCCTTCTGGAGCAACTGGAGCTCAAGGCCCAGGTCCTTGGGCGGTCGGTTCTCATAGAAGGTGTCGTCTGCGGCCTCGGTGTAGACCCACAAGTCAGCAGCCAGAGAGGGCTTGAAGTTGTGCAGGCTGAACTTGGTCTTGCCGTTAATCTTAGACCGGCCTGCCTTGTGTGCCGCCTGCTGCTCAGTCTGTGAGCGGTGGCCCCAGATGAGACACAGGGCTGTGCCTGGGTTGGCTGCTCTGTGGGATACGGCCAGGGCGTTGACCCTGATGCGTAGCCAGGGGGCCAGGTCCTCGAGTCGGGGTGGGGTTCTCATGGCAACCTCGGCATGGATGGCAACTTGGGCATGGATGGCATCTTGACCTTGCTGCTTCGTCTCTTAGCAGCTCTCTCGTCCTCGATGGCGTACCTAGACTTGCCTCCGGTTATGCCGCCAAAGTCCATGAGAACCTCCATGGGCATGAGCCACGCCGGGGTGTCAATCAGGTACCGGTCTCCCTCATTTAAGAACACCGTCTCACTGGGGTCATCCACCATCTGCCCCGCCATGCGCTTGGCCGTAGTCTGTGCAGGGAAGGCGATATACGAGCCAAGTACTGGAGCGGCGTACCGGTCAAAGGCGTATTCCCACCCGGTCTGGTAGTCCTCGGGGTCCTTACCTTTTCCGTAGAACGTCTCGCCAGCCATGATGTCATACATGGAGCCAAGCGCAGGGTGTGCCTTGTACTTGAGACCTCTGACTGCCTTCTCAAGGTATCGGTCTCCCATCAGGTTGATGCGACCCTCTGGCAGGGAAAGTGTTGGGTCCTCCCACCAGCCTGCAATACGTTCCGGCGAGAACCACTCGTCTCCGTTTGCCAGGGTAGGGGCGGGCATCGCATAGCGCCAAAGGGCTGCGGTGCCCCCATCAAGTCCGGCCTGCTGCCCGCCGTACACCAGTTTGCCGTAATAAGGGCTCCCAGGGATCATGGCTGCCATCCCTCTAGCCATCGCGGTGTCGTGGTCTAGGCCGTCGTAGTACCTGGCCCCCATATACCCAAGGGTTCCATACATGGACATGCGTATCATCACATCCGACATAGCAGCCATGGCGGCAGCCGACTTGATGTTCTTGCTGCCTGACTTGAGCCCACGGGCCAGCAGGAACGGGGTCTTTAGCTGAGACAGGTAAAGGCGGGGTGAGATTGTCAGTTTCGCGCCAATGTCAAGCGCCGCCTGCTGCGTTTTCGCCAACGCCTCATAGGCATTGGGGGACAGCATGCCACCTGGCCGATGGGCCAGACCTCTCCTGATTGAGGTGGTGCCGGTCATTGTGTTGATGAGATGGGCTATCTCCTTGAGCTCATCCATCGTGATGCCAGGGACTTTTGCGTAATGGTCGAAGAGGCTGCGCCTAATGATGTCTCCACCTAATGAGATAGAGTTGTCGCTGTTTCTTAGCAGCGCAGCCATTGGCCCCTTCTGGGCCCACGCGCCCATCCTCTCTAGGGACCTGAACATCTCCTCGGTCTGCTGTCTTCCGGGGGCAGATATGTCTTCGACTGTCTTCCATACGAGGCCAGCCTCGTCCGCTATAGCGGCGGCAGGCGTGTCCCTTAGAGCTTGTGCCGCCTCGCGCGCTGCTACTGGGCTGACCAAGGCCTTAAGGGACTCGTAAGATGTCCTTAGCGCCGTAGAGCCAGGGATTCCCCTCATCGTTTGACCAGGCAGCAGGCCGGTGAACTCAAGCGCCGTTGCCCACATAAGGCCACCGGAGAACTGACGGCCTAAGAAGCTAAGGTCCCCCATCGTGGTCATGGGTGTCGAATATTCAACCCCTCTCCATAGGCGTGTTAATAGTTGCCCCATGGCGGTGCCGCCCATCTCTCCGTAGATGTGCTGCTTTAGCCGCCCCGCGGTTGTGGCCTTGCGACGCGCATCTAGCACATCCCTCACCGCTTTCTTCACGCGCGGGTCCCTCTTGGCTAGGGCCTCTGCTACTTGCTTAATCTCTCGGTCTGTTCTTCGCTTGAGTTTGTTTTCCGCGCGGGCCATCGCTCGCTCTGACTTGGCAATCTCTGCGTTTAGCTCCCTGTCAGCAGCCTTTGAGCGCCGGTCAGCTTCTCGGAACCTAGAGGCGGCCTCCTGCTTGGCGGCTTTCGCCTCTGCAATAGCCTCGTCATACGCTGCCCTCTGCCCTCTAAGCTCTGCAAGGTATGCCTTCTTGACCTCGGTGCCCGCCGCTCGCTCTGCGGCTTTCTGAGCTTTCTCGTCGGCCTTGATGAAGTCTCGCTCTGCTTTCTTGAGCAGCTTTTTAAGCTCCCTATCAGCACCACCAGCGACGCGCTCTGCCTCTCGTAAGTCCTTGAGCGCCTCCTTGGCCACGTCGGCCTCTGCTTTTGCGGCTCTTGATGCGGCCCTTGCCTCGTCGTCCAGGGCCTTGAGCTCTGCGGCCTTCTGTTCTCTTTGTAGGATTCGCTCCTCTTGCTTGCGAACGCGCTCAAGCCGCGCAGTCTCTTTCTTTTCTGCGGCCTTTGCTTCTCTCAACTCCTTCTCAATCGCCTTCTTCTCAGCCTTGGCCTTGATGACCGACTCGCGGGCAGTGTCAATCTCTACCTGCTCCTCGGTCTTCTTCTTGGGCTTGGCCTCCTTGACCTTCTTCCTAGCCTTGGAGGTCTTAGAGTCCATTAGTTTTTTGAGATTAGACTCGGCCTCTGACAGCACCTTCTCGCTCTCTGCGACCTTGGCCTCAATGTTATCGTACTGCTTGGTAACCTTAGCCTGCTGCTCTGCGTTAAGAGGGTGCCCTCCCTGGGTTGCTTTTTTTCTAGCGAGGAAGTCGGCCAGCGTAGCCCCCTTGGCCAGAAAGTATTGGCGCTGTCGCATGAGCGCAGAGGCGCGGGAGCCCGTCACCTTCAACGCCTTCTCTAGGCGCTGGTGAGTTGCGGTAGAGGCGTCCATCACTGCCGCGTTCTCGGTGGCTAGTTGAACGGCATCAGCGTTGGCAGGGTTGCCCATGGCCTGCTGTTCTCTTACGACTCGCTCAATGCGGTTTGCAATCTCTACCTTGTACCGCCCCATGGCAAGCTGCTCGGTAGCGGACGGCGTTAGGCCATTGTCGATAACCCCGTCCATCAAGCCAAACATGGCGTCTTGGTTCATGACCAGCATCTTGGTCTTGGGGTCAAGGACAGCGAACCCCTGGTCAATGACGGCTTGAGCTGTCTGTTCCCAGGTGATGCGCTCTCCTTGTGACATCGGGCCTAGCTTTCTTCCCGTCATCCCTGCGTCCAGCAGGTCTTGCACGAAAGCTCGCATGGCCTCTTGGCTAGCGTTGGCCATGGTCCACTCGATGGCTTGAGCCTCTCGAGCGGTTATCTCCGGGGCGGCAGACCGCACCGGCTTGTTCTTGGCAATGTCATAGGCCAGCCCATCTAGCTCGGCGTTGCGTGCCTTAGCGGGGTCTGCAAGGCTCTCAATAATGCCGGGAGACTCAGGAGGGGGCACGTCTCCGAGGGGCTCCCGCCTTACGGCTGCCTGCTCCTGTCGAACATTCTTGATGTACGCATCGGTCTCCGCCTTGGTGGTCGCTGCGCTTTCTTGTGCGCGCGTAGCCCGCACGTCTGCCATTGCGGCGGCCCGCTCGGCATCAGAGGCGGCCTGACCGGCTTGCGCCACCTCAATGGGCATCCCAACTGGCTGCTCTGGAGCGACCACCCCCTCTGGAACAAACTCATCTACCGGCCTTTTGGCTTCGCCTTGGATGAACCGAGTCTGCTGCCTCTTGAGGTCTTGAGCACCAAGGACCGTGGCGTCGGCCTCTTCGGCCACCGCATCAAGCGCCTGGTCAGCCGCGTCGCGCTCTCTGGCCGCAATCCGCGCAGCGTCTTCAGCCTCTAGCACCTTTTGGGACACGCCCTGTGGGAGGTCGGGCTCCTCCGGCCTGGGTATCTCCCCCTCAATCTCTTTGGTTATTCGGGCCTTGAGCTCTGCTGCCTCGGCTTTTGCAAGCTCTAGCCCCTCTAGGAGTTCTTCGTGAATCTTGCCGGCCCGATCGACCATCATCTTCTTCTTGGCGGCCCTTGCAGCTCTGATGTTCTTCATCAGCCGGTAGCCCGTAACGCCTGCCTTGCCTCCTGCCTTGATTCCCTGAACTGCCATAGAAAACGGGTCTAGGCCTGGGAATATCCAGCTTGCCTCAAGGCCAGCCTCGACAGGGTCTGCGAGCCAGAAGTACATAGCTGCTTCCGGGTCTGTGATATCAAGCGCAGCCTTAAACGACGCCGTCATCTCGCGGCCTGCATTGCGGCCCGCGTTCTGTCTTGAGATGATGGCCTTGATGTCATCAGTGGTGGCACCTTCTGGGACTTCAAACCCAAAAGAGCCCTCTATGTCTGTCTCCTCCTCGGTGGGACCGCCGTCGCTTCCGAAGATTGCAAGCAGTTCGTCGAAGTCGTCACCGATAGCCTCAACCAACACGTTGGTCTCGCTATCGCTAAACATGCGCTGGACGAGTTTGCGCCTCGCCTCCTCTTGGCGCTCTTTGGCCCTAGACTCCTCGCCTGTGAAGCCGGCCACGGCCTCTTTGGCCGCGCCTATGAAGAGTTCGGGGATCGCCTCTCTGGCGGGGTCAATGACCTGCTGCTTGAACGCAGGGTCTCCATACCCAGCAAGCTCGCTAAGGTAGGCCCCGGTCTCGCTTTCTGCGCCGAACAGCGGGCGGGCGGGCAGCCTCCCGGTAGCTGCCGTTGCAAGCTCGGAGGCGGTAGCGTCAGAGGGTCCAATCACAGTGACGCCTGAGCGGCCCGTGTCTGCCCTGATGCCAGGGACATAGGCCTGCTTAGGCGGTTCTTCTGGCAACTGCTCAATAAGCTCTGGGCCTCTAGGGGCATCCGATGCGCCAGCGAGCGTCATGGGCGGCGGCTCGGGGGCAGGGGCTGGCTCAGGAGCAGGGGCCTCCTCTGCTTGGCGCATGGAGGCGACCCACTCTGCCGCCATGTCCTCGAGCTCTCCCTGCGTCAGCCCTTCACGCGCGGTAAAGGTGACGGGTCCTAGCTCGGTCTCCGTGGTGTACTGGGGCACTGCTAGTTTGCCTTAGCTGGCAGCTTGCGCCTTAGTGCCGCGATCTCAGCCTCCAGGGACGCCTTCTGTTTTCTCCACTTCTTGACCTCGTCACTGTCGGCGGGCGGGTCGTCACCAGCCGCCTCAATCTCAGCCAGTTCTTTCGCAGTCGGGGTGTCCCCTGCGATGGCGGTGTTAAGGGCGGTTACGGACTCCTTCAGCCCAGCAATCTCTTTCCTTATTGCCGCCACTTCAGCCCTCTTCGCTGCCCCGGCATCCCTGTCTGCCTTTCTTTGGGCGGCTGAAGCAAGCCGCTCCTCTCTCTGCCTTGCGGCCTCCGCGAGTAGTTCAGCGGCCTCAATCTTGGCCTCTGCCGCCCGCTGTTCCTTAGCGTCAGCCCTGTCTTCTAGTCGCTTCTTCTCGGCCTTGTCGTCAGTGGCCTTTGCCTCTTCTCTTAGCCTCTTGGCATCTCCCTCCAGCTTCCTGATTTTCGCCTTCTCTATGTCTTTTGGGGTGGAGCGCCCTGACATGATGGCCTTGGCCTGTGCCTTTAGGGTCTTGTTCCTCCGAATCTTTCCGGTAAGCACCCGCCACGACTCTCTGTCTGCCGGGTCAATCCTTGAGATTTCAAGCGGGGTAAGGCCCGCCCTCCTCAGAGCCTCAGAGTCCTTGCCAGTTAGCCCGTAGCCATCGTTCAACGCAGCGAGTACCCTGTATACGGCCTCCTCTCCCTTGCTGCTGCTGACGCCACCGCCTCCGGTCCTCTTCGCCCTGGGCTTCTTCTCCTTCGCCTTAATGAGCTTGAGGGCGGTCTTCTCTCGGCGCTGGGCCGCAAGGTATTTCTTCTTGAGGTCAAGCAAATCCTTACGCGCACGCATGCTCGCGTCCTTGCCAATGGCCTTGCCCACCGAGCCCTTGCCAAAGGGCTGGTAGTCAGTGGAGCCGCCGACCGACTCCATGAGGGCCATCTGCGTGGCTACGTCACCGCTGTCCAGAGCGTCGAGGAACGCCATGGCGTGGTCCCCGAACGTCCTGTAGACAGGCGTCCCCTCAATGCCCGTGGCCTCTGCCTCTAGGGCTGTGGCCTGCTCGCGTAGGCGGCTGGCCCGCTCAATGGACTCTGGGCTCGCGAGGGCCTGGGGCTGGGCTGCTTGGGCTGGGGGCGCTGGCAGCTCTCCGGTCCTCTTGAACTGCCGATAGGCCGCTCGCTGTGGGTGACTAATCGGGAGGTCTTCCCAATTGGGAGGCAAGACCACCTCGCCATCTCTCACGATGGGCTGCGCCCCCTGCTCGGCTGCCACCTGCGGGAGTTCACCAGCGAGTGCTCGCTCAAACCGCTGGGTGGCCCCTATTGTGGCCTCTTGCTCGGCTCGCCTGCGTTCTGGGCGGCGTCGCTCCGATCCACGCATTCGCTCAATCGCATCGCGTATTGCATCACGCGCTGTGGACCCTCCCAGGATAGAGAATGCCACATCGTACATCCCCGCCTCCCTGAGTCCTGCAACCATTTCTTCCTTGGCCGCGTCGTCGCCAGCCGCTATGGCCATCTCGAGATATTCCGCCATTCGGACAGTGGGCTTCTGGACGAACGGGTCTTGCTCTACATACTGGGCAATGGGCGCTCGGGCCGCGCCAGATAGTTCGTAAACCTCCGGCGTCCTTATCTGCGGCAGCGCCCCAACAGCAGCAGCAACCTCTGCATCCAGACCCCGCTGCTCGGCAGCAGCAGCCTGTTGCAAGAACTGCGCTGCCGCAGCCCGCTTGGCCTCAGCCTGTGCAGCAATCTGCTCTTCTTGCTCCGCGATACGCATCTCATCGCGAATCCGGCTGATGCCAGGGACGATTACGTCCGTGACGAACGGCTGCTCAATGGCCTTGCTCAGGCTGTCCATTGGAGTGGGAGCTCGCTGGGAGTAGGTGCGTCGAATGACATCCAGCCCCGGCTCAATCGGGGCGGCTCCAAACGGATTCTGGTCGAAGTATGCGCGTGCCATTGTCTCGCCTATCCGATGCCAAGCAGGCTGCCGATGTCCTCAACGTAGCCTGGGATGGTTCCAGCTTGGGCCATTCGGCCCTGTGCTCCAGCAATCTGGCGTGCCTCCCGCAGGAGTACAGGATCACCAGCAGCCATGCCGCTAAGGGTCTGGAACATCAGCTCTTTGGTCTGGCCAGCAGCAGCAGCGGCGGCGGCGGCTGCCATCATGCGCTGTCGCAGCGTCTCTCGCTTGCGCTCAGGGCTAATGGCCTCGGCCTTGATGCGGCCCTCAATATCGCCCTTGAGGGCTCCAATATTGCCCAGTTGTCCAAGGCGTCGGGTATGAACGAGCCCTGCGGGACCCATAAGGGCTGCCATTCGCGGGTCATAGTTCTGCATCCCGGCCTCTGCCTCCCCTTGAATGCCCATGGCTCCGAGGCGGCGATACTGTGCCTGGAGATTCTCCGCTCGACCAACACCCTCTTCGTAGGCCCTGATTTGGTCCTTCTCTTCTCCCGTAACTCCAGGGACTTGAGAACCAAGGTCCCACATCATCCCTCCAGGCCGCGCTTGCGCGGCAATCCATGCCGGGATAGAAATAGTCATGACTGTCTCCTACTTCAGATGTTTCTTGCCAATAATGTACACCCAGCAGC